GGGCACCCATCATCGTTAAAGGCGCGGTTAATGAAGAACGTCACCCGTCCCAGCACTTCAACCTCTTCCAGCGCAGGACCTTCTATCGCTTCGCCGTCGTCGGTGATGAGAGATTTGCCTGTCAGTTTGGCAAATTGCGTGTGCCCTTCACAGAGTATCAGAAGCACATCGCCAGGCGTTTTTTTCGTGGCCGGCTCAATTACAGCGAACCCAACATCAGTTTCAAGCACCCTGCTATCTGCACCAATATTGCAAATAACGGCTGGAGAAAGCTGGCGCTCGACGTAATCCATCGCCGGTGAAGGAAATCCCATCAGAATATCCTCCCCATGTTGCGGAGTATCCAGTAGCGGTTATCGCTGCCGTCGGTTGTCTTGTCTGCGAAGTCTTTTTGATAGCGCTCTATCCAGGCGTTCGCATCTTCGCGCGTGTAGTGCCAGTTGAACTCCCGCAACTTTTCAATGAAGCTGTCTGTGCTCAGGTAGCGATAACCCTTGGGATTGATCTGTATGGCCGCAACGAAGGCGGCATGGATGTCTGCTGTGCGTGGCATAATTACCTCACAAAATAACTGTATGTATATACAGTATTATCACTCATGGGTGCAGATCAAGCGAGACGAGAGAAATGATATCTAAGTGGCGGGGATTATTGGAAATTTAGTTGAAAAAAAACCCGCAGAAGCGGGTTTAAATTTGACTGTGACTAGAAGAGTTTTCGAAGATCTACACCGTACACTGCAAGCCATGCCCCGCGAGGCCAGGACTTTACGCTACCGAAGCGAGGATCTTCAACATCATGCGGGGTGACGTCATTCTCCCTGCACCATTTGCGAAGTGGCTGCCATTTGAATTTCTGCCCCAACTTCTTTTCTACCGGGATAATGGCGGCATAGTTCTTACCTTCTCCGACACGCTCCGCCAGTTTGTTTTTTGCTCTCACCGCTGCTGATGCAGTAGCCATTGCCGTTACTTCCCGTTTTTCAGAGATCCAAAGCTTCTCTGTAACTGCTCGGTCATGCTGCTCTGTGATGATGCGGTTTTCCTTTACCTTTGACAGCAGATCTTCCAGTGCTGCTTCATAGGTAAGTGGAATGCCAACAGAGGCGGAAGGACGAAAATACGAGTCCTCAAGGCGTTCGAAGAAAGACCAGGCCTCGTCAGTGTCGACAATCTTAGACATACGGGCAGCGCCCTTCTCGGTCCAAAGAATAACGGCACGGGCTTTGCTCGAAATTTGTGCGTGACTATTAGTCACTCGCAAATCCTTCAACTCTTGACCTTTAATAGTGAAAATGTGAATGCCATCAATGAAGCGGCTAGCGTTGCGTGACAGGTTTTTCCGGATGTTAGCCTCGTCCGAACCATACCCAGCGGCCAGTGTTTCAGTCGTAACAACACGCATGCCCTTCCATTCAATAACCGGCAGCGGCTGGGGATCGACATTTCGCGCTTGAACTGCTAAATTTAGTGGTGTCATTGGTTGGTCCCTTATGACAGATTTATGGATAGCCGGCAGCTCGTAACTGTCGGCTTTTCTATTTGCATCACTGCAACATTTCCTGACGCAGGTGTGGTAATACCCTGCTCCAGTTATCATCCCTCCATGGCTGAAATTCTATATGCGCTGTTTCTCGTTTGAGGATTTCACGAGCTTTATTGAGTGTCCTTGGGTATTCCTGACCGATAGAGTAAAACCGCCCAGCTTCTCGGTGCTCAGCGACTCTTAATAGTGGGTATATCTCACGACACGCCTCATTCATGACAGCCCCAGCACGCCACAACCAAGCCAAATCACAAAGCTCCTGATCGGTAAGTTGCTTAGCGATCGGTGAGTGCTGAACCTCACGATCCAGAATATCCAGCACCCAGTGGCGAAACTCTTTAGCCACCGGAGTTCTTGCAAACATGGCGATCAAGTGCGCGCCGCGCAAAGAGAAAACGCGCACCTTCAGACGGCGAGAAGAGCCGTTGATTCCATTGGTCATTGATTCGATGACCATTGTCATTCCGGGCGAAAACTCATCCTCGTACTGCGTGAATAGGTTAGAAATTGACTTGGTACTTTTGTAACCAAGAGCCTTGGCAACATCCGAAGACGTCAGCCAAATGCCTGGAACATTCTCTATCGGCATCATATTCACGCCGTGGAAGTTAAGATCTGATTTTGCTACAATATTCATGTCGATATTTCCTATGCGGTTAATTTCGATAGAGGCCCGGTTAGTGTTAGCGCACTTCCGGGCTTCGCTATTTTTACTGATCATTCGAACTTTCCTCACGCAGGCTCTTAGCCAGTCGTTGCACGATCGCTGAATTAATCGAGATACCATCCATTTCAGCCATGCGTCGGATATCTTCTTTCATTCTCTCGGGCACTCGTAGAAGAATATTTTCACTTTTGCGCCCAGTGTATAAAACATCATTCATATCTTTTCCTCTCAACTTGATATCACGGTGTAATGATTACACCGTGTTCCTATCTTGTCAATTTTTTTATGGTTACACTGTGATATCATATTTAAGAGGTATCATTATGAAAGGTATGCGCAACATCGCTCCGTTCGGGCTGAGAATGCCGGAGGAGCTTCGAGAGGCTATCCAGCAGCGGGCTAAAAACAATGGTCGGTCAATAAATTCAGAGATCGTGCAGATACTTCAAGAAACCATAGATACAGACCGAGCGATCGCTGAAAGCGACTTAGTTGACTTCGACTCAACTCAAGCAGCTTTTAATGCCGCAGCGACAGCAGAGGAGAAGGAGGAATTTTTAAGGTCTCTTGCAAAGAAAGACCCATTCACTGCAGACATACTGCGTGAGGGAGAGGAGCACGCGAGGCGGCTTGCTGCGATACTTGGTCGCCGTATGGGTTATTTGGATGATGAGTAATAAAAACACACCTAACTGTTAAAGAGCACCTGCCGACGTGATTTAAGCGCCAGCAGATGCAGAAAGATAGGGTCACAAATGGAGAAATTACCCGTCAGGTAATTTGAATAGATATGATGAGGTGGCAGTAGCACAAAATGCGAAAAAGCCCACCTGAGTGGGCTATGACTCTATGCTTTGCTGGTGTTGTCGATTATTGGATCTTTCCGCCTGAATAAGTCTGCGGTAAGTGCCACGATGTTTTTCTCTATCAGTAGGTACAGAACGCATGACAGAGCGGTTATTGCTATTGTACTGATGACGATAACTAGGTCTGCATTGGCACCATGGAGATCGTATGCCCTTATGATTGTTATGACATACCCAAGAGGCAGCAGATGAGCAAGGTATGTTGTATAGGAAGCCTCACCAACAAATACACCGAGCCTACCCAGTGCGGATGCTGAGTACGTGCTTTTCAGTGTAACAATCAGGATCAGGCATGACACCAATCCGAAGGAATAGAGTTTATCAACCTGGTTGAATACTGCCATCCAGCAAGATAACGCCAGAAGAGAGAATATTAATAATATGCTAAGTAACGGACTGATTGATGGAACTTTACTAAGCGCTCCTTTCTTGTAAATCCATGCAACCCCCATCCCCATGATGAAATCAAATACAACTGAATTAGATGTCATGAATCCATACGGGCCAAGAAGCACGGGATTGATGGACGTAATAGCGTAGAATGAAGCTATCACTACAGCAACAACTGAAAGTCGATTGGTCATTAGAATCGTTAAAGCAAATACAATGTAAAAATACATCTCATATTGCAACGTCCATCCCTGTCCAATTATTAAGTATGGATGACCTGTGCTCATTGTCGGCGCTGTCAAAAGGATTGAATCAATAACCATTCCTATGTCGCTCAGGAACTGAGGCTTGATAAAGTAAAGACACCATAGTGTGAAGATAACATATACAGGGTATATCCTCATGATTCTTTTTGCTATGAACTTCCACGACGCAAATGGCCCTGTCTTCTCATCATATGTGTAACACATGATAAAGCCAGAGATGCAAAAGAATATATCCACCCCAATACCGCCAAGCCAGTGTATTTTAGTGCTGACAAGCCATGACGGGTTTGAGAAATGAGGCGATAGGGTTCCGGCAACATGAGTCACCACAACTAAAAATGCTGCCAGGCCTCTAAGCGCCTGTATAGTTTCAAGTTTGTTTTTCATTTTGTGCTATAGCCTGATTATTGACATTCAGACTATAGCACCTTGACATCTTTATTTCCAAGACAGTATGCGCGCAAACCCTGACGTCGGGTTTGTTCCGCCAGTTCCGAAAACCCCCTGGTAATACATGTACGTTCCAGGTCGCAGGGTGTAGCCTGATTGGTTTACCTGCCACGCAATTCCCGCACCAAGAGTTGTTGTTCCGTTGTAGTAAAGGGCATTATCTGGAAAATAAACCCCTGTCTTACCTATCGAGTCTGGGCTAAATAAAATTACTGTCCTCAATGGAACAGTCTGTAACAGATGGTTTTTCGTCACATTTGTCAGTGCTGCAACTGCAAACCAGCCAGAGTCATAATCTGGAAGATCACCAAGAGGTGCCTGGAATTGCGTCGAAACCGTAACAACATTTTGAGTTGTAGTTCTGTATACGTTGCCGTAAATAACATTGTCGATTGTTACTGTACTTTGATACCCGCTCTCATTGGTTCCACTAAGCGAAAGAACCGGATTAAAGATACTCCACTTATTAGCTGAACCAGATGTAATGTCATACAACTGTGCAGTCCTGTATCTGACACTACCAACCCTTGCCGTATATGTCAGGACAACATATGGCGTCCCGCCAGTACTGTAGGCAAGCTCAAGGGTGGGAGTAATTATTTGCCAGCCGACTTCTTCTGCTGCATCGGGACCAATAACATATCCCTGGTCTGTCCAAGTGACACCTCCATCACCAGACAAAAACTGTCTAAAACGGTTTGTCCCATCCGAGGCAACGGTTCCACTTCCCATTCGAGAAACACAAATTACTACTCCTCCGCCACAGTGGAGAACCGATGCTTCGTTATAATCGATGCCACTGGCAATAACTGCACCTTCAGTCCACGTCTCTCCATTATCTGTGGATGTCAGTAAAGCAAGCGTATTGTTGAAAGAAATGTCTTTCTTGTAATAAGGGATCACAAGCTTGTTACCTATAGCCTGTATCTTTCCGTATGGAATTGTCCCATTTACTGAAGAAGGTATGTTTGCAACACGTCGCCATGTAATCCCATAGTCATCAGATTTATAAACGAATAATGACAGGAACTGGTTTGATATTGTGGATGGGTCAGGGTTGGGTACCATACGAGCCCCAGCACAATACAAAGCCCCATCAGGCCCTGTCCCGCCTGAAGCGCCACGGCAGTCAACACCAACCTCTGAAACAATAGTGACTGGGGTTGTCCATGTTCCGTTACGCTGCATCTCAGTATAAACAGTGACACCTTCATCTGTATGCGTAGCGCCACGTCTAAACATCTGGTAAAGCGTGCCATCAGGCTTGATATCCATGATGCCGAAGTGATCATATTTTTTGACTGCATCCTGAGGGACAGTCTTGTTAAAAAGGCGATGAGGGGTTCTGAAACGCAGGCCAAATTTTGTAGCAGTGCCTTCCCGCGCCAGATCGTAAACATGGCCCGTTTGATTTATACGACCGTTAATTCCATCAATATCACCCTGGTGCTCGTCGAGGATATCCTGAACAGTAGATGGGTCTCCAGCACCATTTAACCCGCCGATCATGCCTGCACCGGAAGACGTAGCCAGCATCGCGCGCAGGCTCGCATCACCAATTCCTATCCATGCACCAACGCCAATCCCGCCAGATGTAGTTGGTGTTGACCCGGCATCAACATGCTTGGGTAATGCACCATCCCAGCGATAGTATTCGCCACTATCTTCGTCACGAAGGGCCTGATTTGGCAGTGTGAGGTCCGCTCCGTCCTGGAACGAGTCGACAAGGATCCACCCATATTGCGCAATAGCCTGCTGAGCAAGCCAGCGAAGGCCTTCAATGGTGTAATGTTCGTTACCAAAGCGGTCAACATAGGTGTTAACCAGCGAGGTCACGAATTCATCAATTTTCCCGGCGTTGTATTTCAGGTCGCGCGGCGATTCGCTTGGTACGGGATTATTGGTTGGTGTAGTAGCCATATTGATTCCATAAAAAAACCCGGCACAGTGGCCGGGTCCGGTTGTCGGGGAGGGTTTTTATTGGTAGATGGCGTCGCTGTATTCCGCGACGGTCAGAGATACCGTGTTATCTGTGTTCGGTTTGATGCTGTTGACCGTCCATAGTTGACTGTCCAGTTCTTCCACGGTAGCTATGAGATAGCGCGACGGGAGTTGCACAGTGTCTCCGTTCCATATGTTGAGCTGAATACTGGGAATTGCTGCGGTGAAGCCGTACTTCGTGTCGGCGCGAGCCGTCGCCGGATAGCGCAGCGTAGGGTTACCCAGGCTGTCGGTCACCAGCACATACATCGAGCCGCTGAAGGTGATCGGCTCGCTTGTATCGAAGTTATTCCCGGAGCGACCGGTGACGTAGCCGCCTTGCTGGTTGCTGTCGTAGATGTCAGGCATCTGGATGACGCTACCGACCTGGATAATGCCGTCCTCAAACACTTTGGCGTTCATCTTCACGCGCGAGTAAATCAGACGTTTCGTTTCGCGCAACGCGCGCTCTCTCGCCTGATACTCGTTACGGAAACCGCTGATCTCCAGCTTGCTCGGATTCTCCGCCTCTTGCTCAACGATAGCGCCATTCAGCACGCGGTAGTTGATGTACGTCTTGTTGTTCGTGGTCGGGTGAACATAGGACACCTGCACGCCGTCATAACCACCCGGCAGCGTGGCCTCGTATGTCATTTTGTACTCGTCCGTCTTCATATTGGCCCGGTTGAACACTGCCGCCGGGTAATCTACTTTCTGATCACGGGTAAACGTCAGCACGCCGTCATCCCAGTAGGCGACAACACTGGCAGCATTGCAGATCGCCTGGACGCGGTCGCCGAGAGAGTCGTTCTCATCGTCAAACGTGTAGTCGAAATAGCCCAGGCGCTCGTCAGGCAGGCTTTCAGCGATCGAATAGAGTCCGTAGAGGTCAATGCTGCTTACGGGTTGCTCGCCCATAATCAGCCAGGTGTGAGCCACAGCATCAGCGAAGGAACGTGATGCCCGTAAGGTATAATCAACGGCCTGCGTCGTCAGGTTGTAACTAATGGTCTGACGAGTCACCAGTGCGTTGTATTTGCGGTCACGGCTACCAAGCGCGTTCTCCGTAGCCCTCACTTTTACGCGCACCAGCGTATCGGTTGGATGCACGACATTTGTTCTGACGTTAACCGAGTGGATCTCCTCAACCTTCAGGATAGAGGCATCGCTTGAGTTGTCAGTACGCTGAAAATTAATGGCGTATTTTCCAAATCCACCAATCGGGCTTATTTTGTACGTCTGATAAAATACCTCGCTTGATGATTCATGGGGTGTCCCCTGATGATATGTGAAAGTCTGCTGGGTTCCCGGTACTTGATTATAATCATCATCGATTTTCCAGATCGTGACTTTCCAGTCTGCTGATTTTTTACCACCTAATTGAACTTGAGTGTGCAGCCACAACTGAGAGGACTCGACAGGAGAAAAGAACGGGCCGACGACAAGAGCCTCATTATCACTCAGGATAAACTTCGTAGTATTGATAGTTGCTGTTGCTGGCACATCAGGAGGGCCGATCAGATCACCCATCGTGAATGTGTACCACCGGACTGGATTCACTACTGCGCCGTCGTTTGTCTCGACCACAGATATCAAAGTTCCGGAAAAATTTGCGTCTTTAGTTATGTTACCTGTTGGAGTGCTGTAGGTGACATTAATAATGAAGGTAACCGCATGAGGTAATACCAGACCCATGAAATAATCAAATTCAGCTTGTTTTTTTATTTTTACAGAAATCTGGCCGCCGGAATAGCTACCGCTGACGACCGTATTGGCGGTGGCTGTCTCGATCGGGAAATTGTCAGACTCGTTCTGGCCGGGAACCTCCTGTCCATCGACGTCGTCAAAGCCGTAACCCTCGTTTATGGTGGGTATAACCTCACCCGGCTGGAAAAACTGGTATTCGGCACCTGGCATACTTCCAAGGCTTGACTCTGAGTAACGTACCGACTCATAGCCGTATTTTCCTATGCCTACACACATCCACTCTGTAACGAACTTAAGTCCACCATCATTTTCATTCTGCCGAATATACTCAAAAAGCGATTCCTGAATCAGATCTGGGTATGAGCGGATTTGGCCGTAGATGTCAGGTTTTGCTTTGTAGACACGCGCCGTATTAGTCTGACCGGTCAGGCTATTGTTTGGCGAGTCAATCGTGTTGCCGCCTGTGTTGGCGATCGCCGGCTTTGGAGCAAGGAAAGAAAAAACCGCGCCGACTACTTTGAAAATAGGGCTGAGAATGTCGCCTATGATACCCTTCGGCTGGTCGAATATCTGGACGGTGTCCAGTTCGCATAGCTCAAACGCCAACTCATCATCTTCGCCCAGCTTTACGCCGTTGCGGACGATCAGCAGGTCGCGATGAAAGGTTCCGTCATTGGCCGCCAGCCAGTCATAAAAAAGGGTGCCGTTTGGCACCCTATAGCGTTCTTTTGGCGTTCCTGGGAAACGACTTAATTCAATCAACGCCATAAGAAAAGTACTCCACCTTGGTAAATGCCCGCTGAATGACCAGCAACGAGTCCATGCGAACGCTTCCGTTCTCGCCGCGTGAGTGCAGCGCCTGACGGTTCAGCACCAGGCCAACGTGTGCCGGTTGCGCGCCGCGGTACCCGACGAATATTCCGCCCTCAACTGGCTTGTCGACCGGACGCCAGAAAACGACATCACCCTGATAGCAGGTGAAGAAGTCCTCACCGGCTTCGTAGTCCGGCGTCTGATGTAGTTCTATGCCGAGGACGTGACGGTAATACAGCACCACCAAAGCCCAGCAATCGACCTTTTCGAATGAGCAGGCACGATTAGCCCACTGAACGCCAATCACCTGCCGGATAAATTCATCTTTAGTCATATGCTTGCCCTACAGGAATTGAAGACCAGTGTATTCGCGCGGATCGTATAATCTGCCGATGTTGTTGTTCAGCGGGTTGGTGACGGACAGAGTTACCGATGCAGCATCAGCGTCGATATCCACTGTCTTGACGTATAACTGCCACGACTTAATCGGCACCGAAACGTCACCACTGTCGAATATCTGCCGCGTGGCCGTGATAGCCGTCAGCCGGGCCGCTCCCTTCCACTGCTTCATCAGGGTTTTGATATCCGACGACAGACGCCCTAACTTAACGGTCGCGTCGATCACCGGCGTACCGCTCTGCTGGCTCTCTTCGATTTCAAAGCGCGCGGGCGTGTACGTCTGGCCCCCGAGTGTCTTCGGAAAGAACTGCTTGTCGACCAGGCGGACGTAACCAAATGATGGATGGTAGAACGTGATGGTGTCGTACAGCCCGCGCGTCGGGCGCTGCTGCTTATATTGGCGAAAAGATGGCATCAGGGAATCCTCGGGAGACTTTCTGGGTCGCGCCCGTCCGGATAACCCGTAACCACGATATCCAGCCACGAATCCCATGGCGGAGGCAGCTCAACAATGATGTCGTCAAATTCGTCGTCGGCGTTGTAGAGGTGGTTCGCAATAACGGTTCCCGTCCAGGTCACCACCCCGCCGTCGATACTGGTTTGCACCGGCATCTGCGTGAAGTGAAGCTCCTGCAGCTGGAGGCCACTGCCGCCAAGGTTGATATTCATCCGGAACCAGTTCAGGCCCCGGTTGAGATAGTTCGGGCTGCGCAGCCACTGCTGGAAAGCGCGCTCCTGCGCCAGGGTGAATATCCACGTCAGCGACCAGGTCACTTTCAGGTCGTCGGTTTGATTCTCGAAGATGGCCGGGCCGACCGCTGGCTGATCGGTCTGGAACCCGGTATCGAGCGTCATGTTTTTGCTGGCCTTCTGCACCAGCGGCAGCCAGTCGGGATAGTCGATGATTGGCATCTAAACTCCAGGCAATAAAAAACCCGCCGGAGCGGGTTTGCTTAATCAACAAGCCGGGGCCCGGTTGGTGCCTCGTATATATTGATTTTTATGTCAACGATTTCGCCATTATTGGTAAATTCCAGCTCTTCCCCAGCAGGCGTTATGCCCTTGATTGTTGATCCATCACTTAGAGTAAACACAAACTCGACCGCCCTGTTCGGGCGTATCCTATGCGGCTTACCTATCTCAGTTGGTATTGACTGTACTTCGCCCGGCTCAATTACCACGTAAGTCTCCTTATCCCTGACCGTTCGGGGTTCTTTTTACGTTGAAATTACTGGTTATACCCTGACTTATCGGGCCACCATTATTTAAATCGGCGATAATCGTCGTGAGGGTAATACTACCATCTGAGTTCACAGTTCCCTGAGAATCAACAGTAGCAGAGGTGTATATCCACGTCAGCGACCAGGTCACTTTCAGGTCGTCGGTTTGATTCTCGAAGATGGCCGGGCCGACCGCTGGCTGATCGGTCTGGAACCCGGTATCGAGCGTCATGTTT